CGGAGGTAAAACTCCGTGACACTTGAAAAAGTCTTTTCAGACAATTCCAAGGGTGTATAGCTCAAAAAAGCTCTGCATCTGAGGGATTGCCCCCACAAGCACCATTTGGTACTTATGCGTCGTCTTAAGGGAAAATCCTTGAGTACGTACTTTCTGTACTCGAAGGAGTGCAGTTAGAGACCTTGGAGCCCACACAACCCAGAAATGGGAGACTGCTAACAGTCGGGATTGAATCCCTTAGTTAGATGTGTGCGGCTTCAGTACTGTTGTCCGACCTAACTTACGGAGAAGAAGGTAGGGCCGTGACCGCGAGCGGTGACCCGTTAACCTCTTAACGATCGTAAATTCGATCGGGGACGTAACCCTCTCAAGGCCCGAGTCCAAGACTAATCTCCTTCCAGGGTGGAAGGGGCAGTGCTGTGGTCATGCTATCTAGTTAAGGTGAGGAAAGATTTTCCAACCCTAACAGACGAACATGAGTTCAGGTTCTGAGGAGGTTACAGTACCTAGGTCACTAGGAAGACGCTGTCTTAGAAATAAGATGGTTGGCTCCCGAGAAGGGAGGGTCCGAAATCCTGCATCTGTGAAGGTGCAGGGGGGGTGATCTAGGGGCTGTGATAATCCGATGGCAACCTGATTGGTGAACAATTCGCCAAAGCCTACCAAGGCTGGCTGCGGCTCCCGAAAGGGAAAACCGAAGTCCAAGGAATTGTACAAACTACTAAAACATAGGATGAAGAACTTACAACGTAAGTCCCCAACTCTGATGCGTTTAGCTAAGGATGTTACAACCCTTGGTGCCATGGTCTCTGTAAAAAGAGGTCTACCGGCAGTGAACCATCTCGCAAGAGTGGTTCATGTGCTGGGTATGGGAATTAACCGTTCAGTTGTCAAAGTGATCATCACCTACCTTGCTCGTCTATACGATATACAAAGACGTAACGGACTCTCTTTCTTGGTGAAAACCTTGAAGGGGATGAACGTTGCGTTGATGCAATCTATAGGTGGGCAACGCCTACAGAATCTGAACCCATTAGGGCTACGATTCTCTCGAACGTCGCGCGGACTCCCAAGGATAATTCCTGTGCTCCATC